ATAACCCTTTAAAAGTTTCTTAGGATTTGGATAATTCAAGAGTTTACCAAGTTCCCATCCGTCTTCATCAAGATTCTTAACGATTGCCCCGCGGTCGTCTGCGGTAAGTCCATTTTCAGAAACAAACTCATCAAGTGTCTTAATAAATGCCATTGTCTTTTCTCGTTGTTCACTTTCCTCTGCACGTTTTTTGAGTTCCTGAAGTTCACGATAGATTTGGGGGTCAATACCCTTTTTCTTCGCCTCGGCATCTTGGATTTTACGTCTGTTTTCATCGACCATTTCCTTATAGTCCTTGTAACCCAAACTGTTGGCCAACTCGCTTAGTTCACCAAGGTCTTTAAGTTTAGNCTCGTATTCCATAACCTTTTTCTTGTAGNCATCGGCTTCTTCACGGAGTTTTTTAAATGCAAACTCCTCTTTTTCCTTTTTACTAACTGGTTTAATTTGATTAGCCGCTTCTAGTACAGTCAAATCCTCTTCAGAGTCTTCTTCAGCCTCTTCCTCAGGTTCTTCTTCGGGTTCGGAATCAAAAACTTCGTCACCACTTACTTCATCTTCAGAATCATCATCTTCAACGATTTCGTCACCTTCTTCAACCGGGTCTTCCGGGAAGAACTCTTTTTTGAGTTGTTCTTTCAACTCTTCAACGTTTTTATAATCGGGCATGATAACACATCCTCTCACACATGGTTTAAGCGCCAAGGTCGCTTTTATAAAGGGGTCTACGCTAGATAAGGCGCTAGGTCGCCATTAACCCTCTCCACTATATATTATAGTCATAAATAGTGAAAAAATAAACTTTATGTTACAAACTAGGCTCAGAAGCCTCAGCAGAGAACTCTTCGTCTCCCGTCATCTCAGTTTGGGACTCTCCACCACCTAAATTAAACTCCTCATCACCCGTAAGGGGCTGATTAGCCTGCTTAAACTGTTGGTCAAGCATCTGGTTTTGAAGTTGGTATTGTTGTTGCATGGCNTGTTGTTGCATTTGCTGTTGCATCTGNNCTTGCTGTTGAACTTGCTGTTCAATAGTGGCCATAACTTGGTCAACTGTCGGGGTTTCTTTACCNTGCATAATTTCAANNATACCTTGNGTAATCAAGTTCAANTCAATACCGTTTTTCTCAGTAACTGCTGTCCATTGGGCGATAACCTGAGCCTTAGTTTCTTCATCTTTTTGAATAAGGTTTTTATAACGCTCAATGAGTTCATCTCTGTTAGGAACGTCGAATTGTTTTAAGATATCAAGAATGTTGACTGTCTTAACTGGGGCGTCGTACTGCATTTCCATTTGGAACAACTCTTGCATCAACCGTTTGGTGTTTTCCTTGGAGTATGGGGTCTTGATATTCAGATTAATATAAAAATTAAACTTTACATCATTAGCATTCTCTGGGACTTGCATTGAACCAAAGTTGTAAGAACCATCAGTTTTCTTTTGCCCCTTTGTATAAATAGTCTCTCCACCAAAAACATTCACAATAAACTTGCAAATAATTTCGGAGAGGTCTTGAATAAACTCTTCGATATTGGTAATAATTTTTTGTTCAATCCCTTTAGCACGACTAATAGCATCTTGGGTACCCGACTTAGTATTACCGGCAGTACCAATATCCCCCATAAACTGGTCAGTAGCGCCAGCGATTTGATAGATGGTTCGCTCGTTGTCTCGTTTTACTTCAATGATATCTCTGTTGATAACGTTATTTGACATTACCGCATAAGCAGTATTGGGGTCACCATTAACTGGAATTACCAGTCCGGGGGCACCAATAACAGAGGCCAAGTCTTCAGCATCAACACCAGCGTTTTTGCTCAACCAAAGAGATGGAACAGCGCTTTGCAACGCGATATTTGTGATGGCAGACTCAATACTATTAACTGACTTCTGTAAAGCAATAAGTCTATCCATAAGGCCAAGACCATAAGGGGACTTAATTTTTCTTTGCCAACGAAGTTGTGCGATTGGATAAACTCCAATGGGNAAATCCTCGGTATCTTCAACAATCTTAGTACCAATGAGAACAGTCTTTTCAACNGCATCATCATCAACCTTTTCATAGACCGTCCACTTGGTCCAAACACCATCTTGATTCATAGAATAATCATTACCTAAGAAAATCTCGCCACGGTCTTCTTCGGTCATTGGGTCGGAAGAAGTACCAAAATCATCAAAGAAGTCAGGGTACATACGCTTAATCCTACGGTCAGTAATTCGCTCGGTAACAATGATATAGTCCGCATCCTTGAAAGAATTAGCGGTAGGGTCAATTAGCACAGCAGACGGGTCAATGAAGTATGGTTTCAAAACACCAATTCGAGAGGTGTTAGTCCCCCCAACGGCACGTTCATCATCGTAAACGACGTGAATATAGGCCTCTCTAAGAACAGCGGCCCTCTCAAGGGATTCGTTGATTTTATCATCCATCTGCATTTCATTCCAAAAATTGTGATAAGCGCTGTTTAACTTATCAACCGTTTCAACATCCATCGGAGAAAGAGGTTCCAACTCCCCAACATAATCATTGGCCTGCAAAGAAGCCACGCGAATATCAATGGCGTCTGAGGCATATGGGGTATTTAGGTCAATAATCCAAGGTTTGTCAAGTTGGTATTCAGTAAGCAAATACTGTTGACCCTCATAAAAAGCGGCCAGTTCTTGGTAGTCATCGAAGCGTTTGGTGTCAAAATCCTTCGCTTTTCTAAACATTTCATAATAATCTTTTCCTGTTTTAACCATGGATATCACCCTTACCTAATTTCTTTTTTGCTTCAATAAAATCTCTTACATAGGACGGGGTTCCAGTCAAAACAACCTTACCATCCTGCTGTCGTTCAGCCTCAAGTTTGGCGATACGCTCTTTCATGTCGCGCAATTCCAAATAAAGGCGAGCGAGTTCTTGGAGAACATCTTCATTATTCATATTATCTACCACCCCTCAATCCTTTTTTAAATATAGTCCCCTGCTGGGCACTGTCTTTCGTTAGCACATCGCCTGCAAACAGGCTAGAAATGTGCTGTTTCTGTTTTGGTGAAAAGAAGTCCCTACGCATTGAAATATTACACATCTCATGCGGATTTTGAGGGAGTTTAGCAATCATATAACGCATAGCGTCCATCAAGTGGTTGTCCCTATCAATGGGCTTTTCCATGTGCATACGACCCCCATCTGGGTACATGTATAGTTGGGCTTCCATTTTCATGTTTTCACAACTGTTGAATACCTTTAATTTTCCAGAATAGAAGTAGTCGCGCACCTTTTCAATACCATATAAAATATCATTATTTGCAGGCTCTAACACAATCTTAGTTAAGGTGTAGAAATAACTACTGTAAGTTTGTAAATCTCGGTCATTTCGTTTTTCAACTGACGGGTCTGCTTGCAAATTAAATAAGAACTCATATGGTCTAATTTTAGGTATGATTTTCTTAGCGTGATAACCAACAGGTTGGTTTCTCTCATAGTAGTCATCGTAAATATAGATATCACCATTTCTTGGGTCAATCGCCGCCAAGCAAACTGCTGTTGGGTCATTAAATCCGGGGTCAAAGCCCCCGATTCTAGGCCATTCTTCAGGGATTTCGAAAGGTTCAACTAAATATTTACTAAACTCAGGATAAACAGCCCCCTCTTGAATGTCAAGGAAGCAGTCAATATATTTTCTTATCCATTTTGCCGATTTCCCGGCTGTTGCCCGCTCAATATACCCTTGTGCGATGTGATTATTGTCTCTGGTTGACGAAATAAAACTGTGGAAGTGGCGATTTGGCTCTCTAGCCTTGAGGTTTTCATAAACCGTTGTATCAATGCTCACACTTCCATATATTTTATTGCTAACCAACAGGAATCTGTCCTTAATCCAACCATCTTCAGGGTTGGTGGAGACAATCCCCATGAACTTATAGCCAATTTCATAACCCTCTTTATCCTTTATAACACCCGCCTTGTTACGAAGACGGGTCATCAACTGGTCAAAAATCTCATACTTAACCCCAGAGGCCTCTTCGATGTAGAAAGCAGTCAAGTTCAGTGACCTTAGTTTCTCTTGGTCCTGTGAGGAAAAGATGAGGATTTCGTGCCCGTTAGTAAGGGTAAAGTGAGGATTTGGATTCTTCGTGGCACTTGTTACAAACCAAGGAGGCAAGAACTTAATTAACTCTGGAATAACTGCTTCTCGAACCTGTGATAGAGTGGGGGCGGTAATCAAACTTCTCCCATTGGGAGTTCCGAGTGCATGAATAGCAATCTCAGCGCAACTTGCTGTGGTTTTACCGCTTGCGAACCCACCAATCAACATTCGATATTGGGCACTAGATGCATGGAAAGCCTCCTGATGGTCAAGAGGCTTATAGTCCATCATCGTTGCATTACAAACTTCACACTTTCCATAAAAAACATTATCTTTTATTTTTACTTCCCCGGAACGACACACCGGGCAATCATACACGCGAGACCCATCATCGTCAATGCGTTTGCGTCTTACTACTCTAGGGTAGTCCATAAGTTATACGCTACAGTCTGCACTACAAAGTGTAGTCTTTTTGGGGCAGGAACACCACAAGAATATTGGAATTGTCCTCGCCTTTGTTTTTAAGAGACATTTGCTCTTTTACAGCCATAGCGTCTTTCGGCTTAAAATCTGCCGCCCCCAATGCCATATCAGCGGTTTTTTCGGCTTTCTCTGATAGGAAGCCATCAATATAATTTTTAACAAGGGGGTGGCGAAGAAATAGCCTCCACGATGATGGGTTTGCTGTGTTGTATTTTGCGTTTAATTCAATAGAAGTTAAGTGTAGGTTTTCCTCCAACTCACTATCAAATAGAGTAGCATAACCGGCGAATAAAATCTTTTTTTCAGAGTTTTCATTCAACAGTTGGTCTTTCTTTAGAATCTCAGCGAGGGTACTAGCCTCAGTCTGAACTGGTTGTTCCCTTTTCATTGTGACCACCACCACTCCCAAACAACTTCTTTGTAGATAATATCATCACCAATATCTGAGAAACCNCAATTTACATCTCGCGACCACTTCTTACAAATCAATTCTTTCCGTGAAATGTGATTGTTGTCGTCAAACTTGACTACAATGCAAAACTTTTGCATTCCATCTTCGTCAAACATAATGACTTTATCTGAGATAAATGCGTCATAGTAATAAACCTTTCGTGCTTCAATAATGGTTATGATAGAGAGACCAATAATCCAACCGACGATGCACCAAAACATTTTAGCCAACTTATTCATCGCTACCACTCCCTCCAAAATCCACGAACTCGGGTGTAAATGANANNATATTACCGTCTCTGTCCGTCTTAATGGTGAGTATAACTACCCCCGACGTAACTAGCCAGCCCATTGTCCCGCATGAAACCGGTCTGCTTCTGGAAAGCAGGCATGACAATACCCTTAACGCCCCGCCAGTCAATAAAGGCCATTTTATGGTAGTGTCCCATCACCACTATCTTGGGCTTATGCCCAGTACCAATAGCGTCAATAGCCTTTTGTATTTTATGTGTGACAGCCCAAGCACCACCGTCAGTAGGGTGTACCAAGTGCATGTCAATTTTATCACTCAGCCAGATTTTACCTAAGTTGTGTCCAAGATATACTATATCTTCCCGTCTGGCCGCAATTTCTTCCCCAATATTAGCACCACCATTAAACATATGTGTCAAATCATGATTCATTANCCCATACAATTTATCATCTCGTATGAATGGACTATCTCTTACAGTCTCTCGACTGCACAACCATTTCGATTGGTGTGTCAATAACCAACCTACTTCCCTATTAGGGGAATAGTCTCTACAGGTTCAATTCTACGGTGAACCCCTTTGCTCTTTTTGCTCTACCTTTCCCCGATGTAAGCATGGTTATAAACCCCGGAGTTACATTAAGGTATCTAGCACAGTCACTTATAGAGTCAAAGGTCAATGAAAGTTCATCTTTTTTAATCGTAACAGATTTTCTTCGTTTTCCGTTATTCCCACGGTCAATAGGAATCACGAACTCTTGGCCATTATAGGCCCAGTAGCACCCACAAGAGGTGTTTCTACCACCTTTTAACACAGTTAGTATTGCAGTCTTTGATACCCCTAAAAGTCTTGCCGCTTCTCTGGCGCTTTCATAATTTTTAACTTCACCAGTTTCTTTGTTCAAGGACTTTACCTTTATTGCTTGAACTTTTGATGGGGCTTCATCTGGGGCTATCATATTATATTCTGGTTTTAATAGGTAGAACCAATAACACTCTCTTTCGAAGAGGTTGTCTGTTTCCTCCAATACTGAGAACACAAAGTTTTCTATTCCATGAGCGTTGATTGCCTTGTGTAAGTAATAGCCATCACCTTTCTTAGCAGAAAAGATATGCTGTTCCCATCTTTTTGGAATATCAACCGACCTACCGACGTATTTATGACCGTTTAATCTGTTTTCTATTAAATAGATTCCTTTCATTATTATCACCTCTAAATTGTTTCCCACGGGATTGACCAGTGTTTCTGATGGCTTTCCCCGTTAGCCGATTTCTCGACCCCGCTGACAAGCAGTAAAGTTGTGTTCAGGCAATCTTATTTACCTGTTATAAACGTTGTTGTTACATCTTCCAGCCCGTCCTTAGGGCCGGGGTAGTTATTACACACATCATTCACCTGTTGGGTGAAACCATGAGCATACTGCTCAAACCAAGAAGTCTCTCGGTTCTTGTAGAAGCCATCAGTAATATCACCAGCGTGGTAAAACTTACGCACCCCGCTGTCATAGGCATACTGGTAGAACTTTCTCAAAGCCNCCCCGTCGAAATAGTTACTCCCCATGTGGGTGTCACTCACCAGTGCCACGCGGATAGTCTCCCCGCCCTTGTAGGCCTCGACCAACTCAGCCTCGACCACCTCTGGCTTGGGGATGTACAAGAACACCAACCGACCCCCAGAAATATCTTGAACTATCTGGTAACCACTGCCCTTAATCTCTTCTAACAGGGCCAACAGGTCCCCCTCTGACATGTGCATTATTCTCACCAGTTCATTAAGCGTCCTCTCTGCCCGAAGAGTTTTTAATACCTTCTGGTATAACTCAACCTTGGGCGTGATACCTGTATAGCGCTCAGGTGTAGAACTATTGAACCGTCTCCACAAACTCCTAGCCCGCTCTTTACTAACTCCTAGTGTAGCACCAATACCTTTCCAACTAATATTACCATTACTAGCCTCAACCAATTCTTCGATTTGTTTCAGTAGTTTCTTGTTCCCTGCATCGTGTGCGCTCAACGTAACACTTCCTTTCTATTAGGTGTGTAACCCCACCCACTATATATTATAGTCATTTTGCTCACTAAAGTAAAGTTATACTGGACTTTGGGGAGGATATTGTGTGGGAGATGGGGGATAATGGGGGAGAATATGGGGAGAGAATATGGGAGAGAGAGGTGAGGGGGTTGAACTACTTTATAACGTGGGCATGGGCAGACCGACCCAAATGTAAGCGCTTTCAAACCCACCCCCCGTCGCGCTGGTATGCGCGTTCCATTTCATGCACATATAAGCACATTTCAAGGCCGATCAAAACAAGCACGATTTTTACAAATAGTGTTTGACATAGTTTTGTGCCTTTGGTATACTATAATTGGCTCGGAAAGAAAAGTGTTTCCCGCCGTTTGTGAGGTGTCAAGATTGAAACCCGCTTACC